TCACCCATTGGTCGGCGATGTGGCCGTGGTGATTGCATGATCCGCGACATCGAGGAGAGAACGCCACAGTGGCATGCCGTCCGGGCCGAGAACATCGGCGGCTCCGAGATCGCGGCGCTGTGGGGCGTGCAGTCCGCCTACCAGATGAGCAAGTTCACGCTGCACCACGTCAAGACGAAGCGGATTCCCGAGCCGAGGCTTGACAGCGAGCGCGCCGATTGGGGCATTGAATTCGAGCCCACGATCGCCCGCATCGCGGCGCGGCAACGCGGCTGGCAGATCAGCAAAGGCGGCTACGCGACCGACGACAGCACACCCGGCATGGGATGCTCGCTCGATTACGTCGCGGCGGCGCCGGGCTTCCTCGAGCAAGCGGAGGGCTTCACCGGCCCCGGCATCATCCAGATCAAGGCAATCGACTGGCTGAACTGGCGCATGACCTGGCCAGGCGGCGAGCCCACGTTGGGAATTCGCTTGCAGCTACAGCACGAGTTGGCGTGCTCGGGCTTCATGTGGGGCGCGATCCCGCACCTGATCGGCGGCAACGATCTTCGTATCCTGCACTACGGGCGCAGCGAGAAGATCATCGGTCGCACACGCGAACTCGTGACGGAATTCTGGGCCGACATCGCCGCCGGCCGCGAGCCGAACCTTGACGGCACCGAGAGCACCGCCGCGACGCTGCGCGCGATTTGGCCCGAGCCCGATCCCGCAAAGACGCTCGACCTGCTCGACCACCCGGACGCGGCGGAAATCTGCATGGCGTTCGCCGCCGCGCAGGCCGATCGGTTGAAGTCCGAAAAGATCGAGTTGGAAGCCAAGAACCGGCTGCGGCATCTGATCGGCGATGCCACGACGCTGGAAACCCAAGGCTGGATCGCGCGCCAGGCCAAGAACGGCGCGCTGCGTGTGAAAGAGGACTTGAGACAGCATGGCTGAATATCGAATTGGGGCGTCGGCGATCCAACAGCGGCCCGCACTGTCGCTGCGACGGCCCGCCTCCCTACCCGCGCGTGCCCCAACGGACATTTGCGCGCGGCATGGGCAAACCCGGCCGGCTGAAACGACTTCGGGTAAGGCGGGCCATGTGACATGAGCGGCAAAGAGGCGCCAGATTGGTCCGACGTGCCGCCGGCGGACGGTCCCGATCAGGGCGGCCGCGCGGCGCCGCGCGGGGGCGGTGGCGGTGGCGGCAAGGGCGGCTATGCGCCGCGAGAGCCGGCGCCGGAATTCGATCAGCGCGAGGAAGCGGAAAAGTTTTACGCATGGCTGGCCGAGCCGTCCACGCGCACCGATCTGAAATTGGTCCTGCCCGATACGATCGACCTGGACGTGTTTATCGCCACGGCGAAATCCGCCGTCTTCAACGATCCGAAACTTCTGCAACCCGCCCTGCGGCCGTCGCTCCTTGCCGCCGTCAGCAAGGCCGCCGCGCAGGGCTTGAAGCCGGACGGGCGCGAGGGCGCGCTTGTGCCGCGCTGGGACGAGAAGGCGCGGGAAATCCGCGTTGCCTGGCAGCCGATGGTATGGGGCCTTCTCAAGCTCGGCCGCCAGACGGGCGCGATCCAGAACATCCGCGCGCACCTGGTTTTCGAGGGCGAGGATTTTGAAATCCTGGCCGGCGAGGATGACAAGATCATCCACAAGGTCGATCTGGCAATCCGCGAGATCGCCTATCGGGCGCCCGACACGGCCTCCTTTCTCGCGCACATCAAGGCCGCGTATTGCATCATCACCCCAACGGTCGGGGAGCCGACGAAACGCTTCATGCCGCGGGGCCGCCTTGCCCAACTCTATGCGGCCACCAAGGCCAGCCGAGGCCCCTGGAACGGCCCGTTCCGCGATGAAATGTTCATCAAGGCGATGATCCTATTCACGCTCAAATGGGTGGACCTGAGCGGCGACGCGGCGGCGATCGGGCGGTTCCGCGCCGCGCTGGAAACCGATCTGACGTTGGACTTCGGCGAGGACGCGGCGCCGCGCGGCCGTGGCCGCGCGCAAGCCGCGCTGCCGGCGCCGGACGTGAACTTGCACAACATGGAAGTAAAGCTCGGGCTGCATCCCGAGCGCGAGACGGTGCTTGCCGGCGAAGGGGCGACCAGCCAGACGCCCGTTGCCGCAAGCACCCAGGTTGCCGCCGGGGTTCCGCCTCCCCCGGCGGCAACCGCACACAATCACGAGACGACGTTGGTGAGCGCGGGGGTGCAAGCCGCCAGGAGGGTTGATCTGGAGCCCACCACCACCGTCCAGGCCGGCGCGGGGACCACCCTACACCCCGCGTCGGCCGGCCATGATCCCGAACCCGCGACGGTCGAGCTGGGGCGCACAACCCACGCTCCCGCCGGGACTGCCGCCGGCGGGGATGCTGCCCCGCCGGCGGCGGCGGACGATGACCCGATCCCGGACGCACCCAAGGGGCCGCGCACATGGGCGTTGAAGCAGTCCGTCGCGTTCGCCGCCGTCGTGGACGCGCCGAGCTATTTCAAGCTGGTCGATGATCCGAAATTTCGCACGGACAATGACGCGCTGCGCGAACAGTTTCCCGACCTGGCCGCGTGGCTCGCGCGGCGGATCAGCCGTGCTTACGGGCGCGTGATGAAACCCGATGGCGAAGGAGCTTAATCGCATGGCGACCTTCTACGCCACGGGCCGGCTGACGCTGGAAGGCGTCACGTTCGAGATCGAGGCCGGCACGCTCGCCGAGGCGCGCGCGAAGGTCGAGGGCCAGCGGTTCGATAACTACGAGATCACACCTACCGCCGCGGCGGTCGATTGGACGATGAGCCTACGAACATTGAAGGAGAATGACTGATGACGAGAATGGTTGAACTGCGGGTGCAGGTGCCCGCCGATGACGGCGTGCCGGTCCTGACCGTGCAGGCGGTGCTGCGAACCGCGTTGCGCGCGATGTCGGTCCACACCGTCTCGGGCTCGGAACCATCGGAAGGGCAGGGCTCTGTCTTGGCCGCCTCGATCTTCTGGCCCGCCGCCGACGTGAAGCTCGGGGCATCCACGAAGCCCGCGCGAGCGAAGAACCAGGAGGCCGCGCTATGACGACGGCATTCCCGCGCGACCGTCGCCGCCACCGCCTTTACGAGAGCCGCGAGGTATGGTCGCGCATGACGCTGGCCTGCATCGCCACCGCGATCTTCACCGTGGCCGTCACGCTGCTGCTGATGCCGGTGCCGTGATGGGAACGAAGCAGAAACCTTCGCCGTTCGATTGCTACGCGGCGGCGTTGCCCGACGAACCCATGTTCGTGCTGCTGGCGCGCGATCCAAGTTCCCCCGTGATGGTCCGCCGATGGGCGGATATCCGCGCGGGGATCATCGCGCGGGGCGCGCGGCCGGGCAGCGACATGGCACAGGTCGCCGAAGCGCGACGGTGCGCCACCGATATGGAAGAATGGCGGGCCTTGAAAATCGCACAGGCCCCGGACCCACGCTTTCCCGCATGGCGGGACCATCGCGCGCCGGCGGGGAGGGAGATTACCGAGGTGAAACTGGCGCAGGAGATACGCGATGATTGGAGTTCTGAGTGCGGGAATCCTCGTGCGTCTATTGGTGAGCGCGCGGTCCTTGCGCGGATAGCCGCCCGGGCCGCCATGCGCGAGCTTGGCACGGAGGCCGATGCGCCCGAGCGCCCGTTGCTGACCGCCGCCGATCTGGAAAAGGCGCGCGTGAACCTCGCGCTTATCGGAGAGCTTGATGCGATGTTTTGGCATGGCGGGCCAGTCACGCTGGGGAGTGAAGTTTTTCGACTGGCGGAACGGCGCCGGCTCGCGGCCCTGATCCCGCCCGGCATCTGCATCCCGCCCGAGCCGACGCGGGAGAGCGCGTGATGCCCGAGAAAACGCCGCTGCTGCTCTCCGCCGACGCCCTCGAGCTATCCGGCAGGATGGAGCATGAGAGCGATCCGGGCCGCGTCAACGCAGCCTTGGAGCTGATGATCGACATCCTGGAAAAACAGGCCCCGCCCGATCAATGGGCCATCTGCGGCATGATCATGACCTCGATGTTGATGGGGTGTCCCGCCAAAGATCGCATCAAGTATTGCGGCGCGGTTGTCTGGGTTGCGGTCATGCAGATGCACCGCGCCAACGCGGCTTTGGCCGAGGCGCCGGCGGCGGGGCACGCATGACGGCGCCCGATCCCGCCCTCGCATGGCCGCCGTTCCGCGACAGCAGCATCGGCGCGATCGCGTGGCGGGATTTCATCCTCTACGCCAGCGCGGAGCCCGAAATCCTCGCCGCGTTCAAGGCCGCGACGGGGCTCAGTTTCGTCCCACCGAAGAACGGCCTTGAGGCGATGATCGACAAGGCCACGGGCCACACGGACGCCACGGCGGAAGAATTCGTCATCTGGGCCACGGTCAACCTGTGGGGCGCCAGCGAGGCGCCGCCGGCCTACCGGGCGATGCTCGCCGAGCGCGGCATCGACGTGACGCCGAAAGAGGATGACGACGATGGTTGAATTCGCAATCCAAGATCCCGTTGCGGAGCGGAGATACACGCGGGCGCTGGGGGGTGATCGTGGCTGAGAACAGCGCCATAGAATGGACGGACGCGACGTGGAACCCGATTGTCGGGTGCAGTGTCGTCACGCCCGGCTGCACGAATTGCTATGCGATGCGCCTGGCCGGCACGCGCTTGAAGCACCACCCCTCGCGGGCCGGTCTCACGATCGACACGAAGGCCGGTCCCGTCTGGAACGGAGAGGTTCGGCTGATTGATGCCTGGCTGGATCAGCCGATCCACTGGAAACGGCCGCGTCGCATATTCGTCTGTGCGCACGGCGATCTGTTCCATGAAAGCGTGTCGGACGCTTGGATCGACCGGGTGTTCGCCGGGATGGCACTTGCCCCGCACCACACTTTTCAGGTGCTGACCAAGCGCGACGAGCGGATGCACGCATACATCGTCGCGCGCATGGACAGGCGGGACGATGGCGAAGGGTTTTCCCGCTCGTGGCCTCTCCCGAATGTCTGGCTCGGCGTCAGCGTTGAGGATCGCGCCCGGAAATGGCGCATCGACAAGCTGCGCGACACGCCGGCCGCGCTTCGCTTTCTCTCGCTGGAACCGCTGCTGGGCGACCTGGGCGATATCAACCTGTCTGGCATCGGCTGGACCATTGTGGGCGGAGAAAGTGGCCCGCACGCGCGGCCGATGTCAGCCGAGTGGGCCCGGTCTTTGCGCGATCAATGCAAGGCTGCCGGCGTGGCGTTTTTCATGAAGCAGATGAGCAAGAAAGCACCGATCCCCGACGATCTGCTTGTGCGGGAGTTTCCGGCATGAGCGACGCGGAGGCGATCACGGTCACGCGCCACAGGTGCCCGCATTGCAGACGGTCATGGGCGAACGTGACGCGGGCCAACCGACACGTCGCGGACTGCTATAAAGACCCGGCGCGGCGCGGGTGCATGTCGTGTGTCCATTTCATCAAGGACTTGTTTGAGTATGGCAGAGGCAGGGAGCCGGATCACTACGAACCGGCGGCTTGTTCGGTCAAAGAGATCGAGCTTCCGGGCTTGAGCGCCGATCTGCCGCGGGACTGCGATCAGTGGGGGGATCGGCGCATCCTGGATGAGCGCGCGAGGGCCGCATGAGCGCCGCGCTGTCAGCGCCCGGCGTGCCGTTCCGATCCGCGCGCGATGCGTGGCTCTGGACCATGACCGCACTCGTGGCCCGCCGCGGGGGCCGCCGCAGCACACCGGGCGGCACCGAACGCCCGTGTGATCCCGATGATGTCGTGAAGGCGCTCGACACGCTGTATCGCCAGCGCCGGATCGACCTCGTGCAGGTTCATGTCCTGCGCCGTTGGGGCGAGCGCGGCACGGAGCCGTCGGCGGCGGTGCCGAGCGAGCAGCCCGATTACCGCCTATGGCACGAAGCCCTGCGCGCCCTCGAACGGCCTCTGCGCGTGAAAGGAATTGTCGCATGAAACCGATGTCCTGGAAGAACGCCGATGGCTGACGCCCCGCGCCGCCTGACCCGCGAGCAAGCCGCCGCCCGGCTGACGATCAGCGTCCGGCACCTGACCGACCTCGTGAAGCAGCACGAAATTCCGTTTCTGAAACTCGGCCGTCGCGTGGTATTCCGGATTGAAGCCATCGAAGAATTGGAGGAAAAATGTCTCTCGAAGTCGGCAAACGGCCCGGCCGCAAAGGGCTCTGGATCACCGGCACCGTCCGCGCCGCCGGGGCCGCGAAGGGTGTCCTCGTTCGCTGCCGCGCTGGCAGCGACGACACCAAGACCGCGCGCCAAGAAGCCGCGGTCATGGAGCGGCAAATCCTCAACACCGCATGGCACGGGGAACGTCGTGGCATTCGTTCCTTCTCAGACGCCGTTGTGTCCTACACGGGCCACGAAGCCCGCAGCGCCGGCACGCTCGGGCTGATAAACCGCCTGCTGCGACATTTCGGCGACAACGCCGCGCTGGCGGAGATCACGCAGGAGGCTGTCGATAAGGCCCGGCGCGCGCTACTGAAACCCGACGCCAAGCCCGCGACGGTGCGGCGCGACATAATCGGCCCCTTGACGGCGATCCTGAACCACGCGGCAAAGCGCGGATGGTGCGACGCGCCGCGGTTCGACGCCCCGAGCGTCGGGCCAGGCCGCACGGTGTTCCTGACGCCCGCGCAGGTCTCGGCCATGATCGAGGCGGCCGATGAACGGCTCAATCCCCTCTGGACGTTCCTGATCTGCACGGGCGCCCGCATGGGCGAAGCTCTCAGTCTGGAATGGGAAACCGACGTTCGGCTCGCCGAGGGCCGGGTGTTTCTCTGGGCCGACAAGACCAAGGCGGGCAAACTCCGCGTCGTGCAGCTTCCCCCGGCCGCGATCGTGGCGCTGGCTGGCATAAAGGGCCGCACCGGGCACATCTTCCGCAACCGCCGGGGCGATCCCTACCGGGCCACCGAGGAAGGCGGTGGCGGGCAGCTACGGAAGCCCTGGGCGCGCATCTGCGAGGCGGCGGGGGTTGTCGGCGTCACGCCGCACGGGATGCGGCACTCCTGGGCTTCGTGGCACTACGCGCTGCACAAGGATTTGCTGCGGCTCAAGGCGGACGGCGGCTGGTCAACGGTGGTGCTGGTCGAGCGATACGCGCACCTGCTGCCCGAGGGGCACGAAGCCGCGATCCGGCGCGTGTGGGGATTGGTCCCCGGCGCCGCCGTGGTGGAGAAGCGAGCATGATTACCGCCGCCGACATCCCGGCCGCCATGGAGACAAAAACTATCGCTTTGGGGAGGCGCGTGGAACTGACGATGAAGCGGGCGCCGGAGGGTCCGACGGGCATTTGGTTCAACCTTGAAGCTCGCCCCCGTTTCGGGCGCGGGGCCGGCGTGCTGGCCGGCTTGTTAAAGGACCCCCAAACGCTTAACGCCTTTGCGGTCCACTTAACCATCACGATCCCGGCAGCGACGCCAGCCGCCATCGTCGCGGATTTCGTGAACCTGTTCGACGATTTGCAAAAAACAGACGGGCTCTCGTTCACGGGTAGACTCTCGGACGAAAGCCAAGAGAGGATCATCACAGCCATCCATGCCATGGAAGCGAGGACGGCGTGAGCGAGATGCCGGAGGCAACGCATACCTTCCCTGGGTTCACCGTTAAGATCGCATCCCCCGATGCCGCGCGGATCGCGGAATGGCTGGACGACATCATGGCAGATCAGTATGTCGCGTGGCTGCGGTCGCGCGGCTGGACCGTCACGCCGCCGGGCGCGGCCATGGAAGCGAGGATATAGCGCGATGTTTTATTGCGACGATTGCGCGAAAGCGAACGCGCCGCTCCCGCGCGTCGCGGCGGACAATCTCAAAATGCCCCTGGGGGCGGCGGACAAGTCGGCTGACACCAGGCAGACACCAACCGATCCAGGGGAAGAGCTAAGTGGTTGAACCTGTAAGGGTTTCTCACAAGTCGCCGCTCCTTTACCAAGGGGGTGCTCTACCACTGAGCTACGGCAGCCACGCGGCCTAAGCCACGGGCTTTCCTATTGATTTTCCTCGGGTCGCGCAAGCCCCGACCGGCGGAACAAGGCACGAACAGGCACAGAAAGTCGTGCAAGAGTGACACCAGGCAGACACCAGGGTTCACGGAAGGTTCTCATGGCCGACGATCTTTTTTTGAAAGATAGCTTCAACGGTGACTGGATCGAGGGCCAGCACATCGGGGCAGATGGCTTCGGGTATTGGGTGGACAAGAACGAATCCATTCAACCCTACGGCATGTTCGGCCCCTTCCTGACCGTCCGCGCGGCGGTCGAGGCCGGCAAGGCGTTCGATGCTGCGCACCCCGAATATGCCGCAGGGCCGCCGGCCACATATCAGGCGACCGATCCCGCCGGCAACATCTACACCGCCGTCCTGCCCGTTCCACCGATCCGCTGAAACGAAAGAAGCGCCCCGCCGGCACGGGGCCAGCGGGGCGTCTCAGGAATAGGATCGGAATAATTTACGTCGATTTTGGCGTTCGGGCCTCAGATGAAGGCGAACCGGGCCGCGAGTTTGTGCAGCCGGGTCCCGGCATCGCGCAGCATCGCCACCATATCGCCGCCCAGGTGGCTCGCCATGACGGCGGCGGCCTGTTCGTCGGTCCACGCCTCCGCGTGATCGAGTAAGCCGGGAAGCGTCCGCAGATCGTCCGCGACCTTGTGGGGATCTGGATCGCTCACGCGGCGGCCGGAGGCTGGGGGGGCGCCGGATCGGCCGACGCGGCATCGAGCCGCGCCAGCAGGTCCACCGTCTGCGCGTTCAAGGCCGCCCATTCCGCCGGCGACGGATCGCGGTTTTCCATCCCCATCGCGTGCAGGGCCGCGTTGGTGGTTTCGATCAGGCGAATGACGGTTTGGCCGGCCTGGATCATCGCCGGCAAGGCGGCCAGGGCCTGCGTGGCAAAGGCGAGCGCGACGGCTGCCGACATCTACTTTACTCCCTGGGTTGCCGGCGACGCAAAGGCCGCCGTCAGGCTGGTCAGTTCACCGAGCGCCGCCACGGCCGCCGCGGTCGCGTTGGCGAGCGCCGTGGCGTCGGGCCGGTAGGATACCGCGATGGCCTGGGCCGCGCGGATCGCCACCCAGGCGCGATGCGCGGTCTCGTTCACCTGCCGCACCACGGCGGGCTCGGAACACACCACCGGGCCGCCTTCGGCGCAGCGTGGCAGCATCGCGTAGGCGACGACGCCGCTGAGCGCGCCGTCATAGCTGGCCTCCAAGGCAAAGACGGCCTGTGCCGGGGTCCTCGGCGCGGCCGTGCAGGCGGCGAGCGCGAGGACGCCGGCCGCGATCAGGATGGCTAGGCGGTTCATGGTTTCACCCCCGGCGCAGTAGTGGTGACGGTCCGCATTATCCCGCTTAAAATCGGCCCGCCCAAAGCCAGCAGGGTCCGCGTTGTATCGCTGGGCAAATAGCCAAGCTCGCCCAGCACGGCCGCGAGAAACAATATCCCTTGGATGAGATACGACCGATAGCCTTGTAGGCCACGCCAGAACTGCGTCATCAAAACCTCCATGTGTGGTAAGCGATGATCCCGCCGGCCGCACATTCGCCCGACGGTGGTTTGCTCTCGCAGCCGCGCGGCAGGTAATCGGTGCCGTTGCTGGGTAGCGCGAGAGAAAAAGCGCCGCACCCCGCGAGCAGCGCCCCGAGCGCCAGCAGCGCCAGAGCGAGCATGGCGGCGCGGCGCATCAGGAAGTCGGGACGGCGCCGGGCGCCTCCGCGGCGATCAGGTCCGCCGCCTCATAGGGAAGCCGCGCCAGGCGGCGCGACCAGCCGAGGCCGAAGATTTGCCAGTTGTGCAGGCCGCCCATGAAAAAGGTGCGCTGGGCCATGAATTCGATGCAGGCCGCCTTGGTATCGGGGCGCTCGGCAAGGATCAGCCAGGCACGCGCGCGGCCGACGCCGTTGTTCACCGCCGCGTCGAAGGCCAGCAGCGCCAGCGCGGGCGGCAGATCGTCGGCACGCAAGCGGTCCCAATAGTCGCGCCGGTAGATCGCGTGCGCCTGATCGAGCGTCAGACCCGAGATGTCGAGCGCCGGATATGAGGCAGCACTGATGCCGTAATTCGTGCCCTTCAATTCGCCCGCGTTCACGGCGCCGCCGGTCCAGTTGCCCGGATCGGCCGGGTTGGTCGTGTAGCCACCTTCTTCCCCAACCGTGTTGGCGAACGCGCGTTCGAAGATGCTCACGCGACGAATTCCTTTGGCAGAACGCCGGGGTCCATCCAGACCACGGGCTTTTTCGCGCCCTGGAAAAGGTTGAGTTCGTGCTTCATGCCGTAGGATTGTTCCCAGCTTTCGGCGCGCAGCATGATGAGGCCCCCGGCGGCATCCATCATGGGCTTGTCGGCCGGCAACCAGATCGCGTGGTCGAGCGGGTCCATTCCGGTCAGGATGGCGATGGGGTGCGTATGGGCGATCGGCGAATACACCGGCACCTTGGCGCGGATCAGCAGCCCCGCGGCGTCCAGTGCAAGATGAAACGCGGCCTCAAGCCCGGCGGGATATTTGCTGTAGGGGGTGGCGAGATACCAGAATAGATGCCAGTTCATCGGCGTCACTCCCTCGTCTTGCGTTCATGGCGGGCCAGCAGCGCAGCGGCGGCGCCCGGCGGCGGCCTGTCGTCGATCAGACATCCGCACGCCATCGCGTCGGCGATGATCGCCCCACAGGCGATGATGTGCGCGACGTGGGGAAGTCCGCTGTCCGGCGCGTCATCCTCGCCGTCGCGGAGCGCCAGCAAATGCCGCTCCATCGCATCGAGATACACGGTCATGCGGACCTTCGCGGTGCGCCAATTGTAGGGTCCGTATTTCCGCGCGCCATCCGTGAACGCCAGCGCGCCCATGATCGTGCCCGCAGCCGGGAACAGCCCCAGCGCCACCTTGCGCGCCGCGATGCCATCTTTCGGATTGGTCGGATCGGCGCTCATTCGACCTCTGGGGGGGGGAACACGACCTCGTAAATGCACTCGGTCATCCCGGCCCTGACGGCACGGGCCTGCGGGAGCGTCCTGATCTCAATCTTGCCGTCCGCGGTTTCCCACGCGATCAGCACACAGGCCGGCGCCGCGGCGGCGCACTCGCGCGCCAGGCCGTCGATCGCCTCCGCCATGCTGATCTCGCCCGGTGGATCGGCCGCCGTTGCGAGCCGGAGCGTGCGGGCCATCAGCGCACCGCCGCGTGCGGGTCCATCAACGCGCGCCGGGGCATCGGGCTCAGCCGCAGCTCGAAAGCGTGCGAGATCATTTCTTGCGGATGCGCGAACAGCAGCCATTGCTTCGCCGCATCGGGGATCGCGCGAAGGTCGCGCGCGTATTCGTTGTAGCCCGCCAGCGCGCCGTTCGCGTAGCCCATTTCGAGCTTCAAGCTCGTGTGAAGGTGGCCGGTCAGCACCAGGTCAACGGGCCGCCCGGTGCGCGCCCAATTGTTCTGCAACTGCCGATGTCCGCGTCCGATCGTCGCCGCGGGGCCGATGAACCCTTGGCCGCCCCGGCTCCCCATGCGATCGCCGTGGCTCAGCAGGAAGTTCCAGCCGTCCGCCTCGAAGTATGCTTCCCCCGAGGCCGGGGTCCAGAACGTCACGTTGGGGTCGCTCTCGAAGCTCGACGCCAGCCACCACGAAAGCATCGTCTCAAAATTCCGTTCCGCGTAGCGTTTCGCGTGGGATTTCTTAGTGGTGCGGCCGTGGTTGCCGGGGATCGAGATCACCCGCACGCGGCCGAATTTCTCTTTCAGCCGCCGGATGCCGGCTCGTTCCTGCTGTTGCAGAAGTCGCACCGCCGGGATGGCGCTCAGATCGTTCGTCTCGGCAAGCTCCTCGTGGATTTCTCCCGAGATCGCGTCGCCGCCGCGCAAGTAGATGATGCCGTTGAACCCCGTCGCCCCGGTGTTGCGCTCGGCCAGCATGATCGTTTTTTCGATCATGGTCTGATACCGCTGCGCGAAAATGTCGGAGTTGTATTCGTTGATGTTTTCAATCTCGGCGGCGCGCACGACTTCGCCCACCTGGAAGTCCGACGTGAACAGGATCGGCGTCAGGATGTTTTTCTTGCTCGGCGGCCGGGGCTTCGGCCATGAGGCCGGCCGCACGTCGGCGGCGTGGAGCCGATCCACCTTCGCCTGCCAGTTTTGGTGCGCGATCACCTGGGCTTCCAGCGCCTTCGCGCGCGCCCTCAACCGTTCCATTTCGTCGCGCGTGCGCCGCGCCGCAATGTCCTGGGCCGCCGCATCGCCGGCGCCGCCGGGCTTGGCCGCCCATGCGCGGTGCTGCCCCGGTATCGGATCAGGCAGACAGCCGGGCCAACGTGCCCGCGCGGCGTTGATCCTGTCAGTCATCCAGGACCGCCCGACGCCGAGCGCCCGAGCCGCTCCGGAAATCGTTCCGTGCTGCTTCACGGCTTTGACGGCCACGCGCAGTTCCGCGACCGTCATCTTGACGCCTTGCACTATGCCGCGCTCCTTGATGTCGTCAGGCGCCTGGTCGGCCGAGCAGTAGCCGCATGTCTTCACGGATATTGCCGCGCAGGTTTTCAACGTCTTTCTTGGTCGCAACGTCGCGGAACAGCGCCTCGTGCTTGTCGAGTTTTTCCCACAACCCATCGTGCACGCGCGCGTCGTCGGCCTTATGCTCGGCGGTCGTCTTGGCGTTTTCGCGCTTGTGCGCTTCCAGGCGCCAATGAAACTGCCCGGCGATGCCGCCCACGATCGTTACCGCCAACGTGCTGATCGCCGTAAGGGCGCCGACAAAACCCCAATCCGTTGATCCCAACGTGGCGGCTCCTATGCAGACGCGCGGCCGGCGGGGGCCGCGCCGGATGTGACGGCTATGATGCGGCGACGCCGGATCGGACGCGCAGCCTTACCGACCGCGCGGAACCACTGTTCCAATCGGCCGGACTGTCCCGAGAGATCGGGCTTCTCTAACCCCGCCATGATGGTTCGGCCGAGCTGTTCATCGGTCATGCGGGCATTTCCTGTCTTCGGCGGCGGTTGTGGCACAGTTACGCGGGGCCGCTTAAGCCGCCGCCCCGAAACGTCTGGCGCGAGTTGACGCGGTGATCACCGGATCAACGTAAGCGCTAGGCGTCTGAAAAAATCGCGCGCGAGCAAGCGGCGTCCGGCCAGGATGGTTCGGGTTGCCGGTGCGGCCTTGAGGGAAAATCTCTGAAACAGACTCCGCTGGCGTCCAGTACACTTCAACCCCAAGAGCGGTGACGAGCACCGCGCCGACGGCTGATGTCTGGTATGCCTCGACCCCGACTGAGGTAACGCGGACGGCGCCTGCCGCCGAGGTCTGGTATGCCTCGACCCCGACTGAAGTGACGCGCTCTGCCACCGCTACGACACCAGATTGTAAGCGGGTTTCGCGGCTTGAAGATTCGCCGCGGTCCAGGGCGCCGAAGTGCCAGGATCGTTATCAATCCGGTCTTCCCACAAATGATACGAGCTGGTTTCAGTCGTGGTCGCGCCGTCGGTGACACCGGCAGCGCTGCCATACAGCCTTGATTTCATCGTGTGCGGCGTCGCGTCGTCGATCCGCGAATAGCGCACCGTCTTTACGCCGTAGATGGTCGCCCCCGCAGCGACCCAAGAGCTTGAGATATTGAACTTGTCCTCGTGGCCTGCCACCGTGTCCGAGTTGTAATCGGTGTCCGAGTTGAACGGCGTTTCATCTACCAGCGCCCAGTTGTTCGCCCCGGTGCTGCGGGTGAACTGCACCGCGTTGTCAGCGGTGGGCGGCGTGTAGGTGGTGCGATATTCGAGGTTCAGCGTGTTACCGGCGTCACCGCCCATATTCCAAATGCCGATGTCGCAGGAAAATAACGACAATCCTGCACCCTGCCCATGAAAATTAAGTCTATTCCATCGCGTATTAGCAGTGTTTTGTGTGTTCAGTGATCCCAGATTGATAAATTCTACGCCACCAACGCGAGCATATAGAGTGCCCGCAGAGCCGTGAATTTTCCAGGCAAGCTGAATCGGTGTGAAATTATTCGCTATACGATTGAGCGACGTGCCGAGTGAAGTGGGTCCGGCTATAATTGTTCCGCTGGTAGTGCCACGATAGACGGTGATCGTGTTGGCCACGTAGTCAATTTTGAATATCACTTGGCCGCCAACACCCGTATCACCGGGAGCGCAAAACCATTGCCCCTGACCGGGGTTGTTAGTGGCAATGGCACAAGTCATCGCCCCATCAGTATAATCTGTGCCAAGTGGCCCAGTGTCAATGATATTTGGCATAGGCCAAACGGTCGAGTTAGTGTTGGTAGACAGCGTAGATATAGAAAAACCAGAGAATCTGACCGTGCTAGAATAACCGGTCGGTCCCCCACCACCAGGGAATTGTCTTAACCAATCCTGATGATAAAGCCCTGTGAAATATAGCAGTGACTTGGCCATCGGTTAGTTCCTCACGCCATCTAATTCAATGCTTCAAGAATATACTGATGCACCAAAATCGAGTTCGCGTTGCTGATGCTCCATGCCGCAAAGAGATCGACCTTCTGCGCTGCGGTGCTGTCGAACCCGGTCCCCACCGCCGGCGCGGAATTTACTAGCGCCAGCGTGCCCGCGCCGCCGACCGATGGGAGCGGAGAACCGATTACGGATTCTGAAGTAAAATGCCCATTGTGCATCAAGTTCGCACTGGTACTGGCGCCGATCGCCCGGCACGTCAGAAGCCACTCCAATTCCCACGCCAAGTTGGTTTTCGCCACGATGTTCAACGCGAGGGCATCGCTCGTGGCTGCGATCACCGGCCCGGTGCCAAGCTGCACGGAAAACGTCAACGTGCCCGGCGTGGTGATCACGTTGGAAATTCGCCCCTTAGCGGCGATCCTAAGAACCTTGCCGATTCTGAAAAAATTGTTCGGCAGAGTGAAGATAGCGGCGGGTGGGAGAATACTTGTCGGCGTCGTGCTGGCGGTCAGGGCCGTGCCGTCCACCTGCGACGAGATCAAAGTCTCTTGCCATGATTGAAGACTCATACGCTAGTTCCTCGTTGTGGAAATGGTGAAGGCAAAATCGGCGAGCGTTACATCAGCGGAAGCCGGCCCAGTAACGACAAAGAGATCGCCCACATTCAGGACAACGGCTGCCTGTGTGGAAAGGGTGATCGTGCCGGTATTGCTGATCGTCACCGTGCCGATGTTTGTCGGCACACCGGCTCGGTAATATCCAACGTTGAAGACATTGCTTGCCGACGTGGCCGCCGTGAGCGCGGCGCCGACAGTGCCGGAGAAATTCGCCGGCACTGTCTGTGCGACGGCGATTGCCAGTGGGACACTCGGAGACGCGCCGGCTGCCGACATGGCACCGGGGAACGAGAACCGATTCTCGATCGTTTGCGCACCGACGAACCATGCCACACCATCTGCTGAACTGAATTCCGTTTCGCCAGCGATCGCCGGCACCGTGGCCGCCGCGTTGAGCGCCAGCGTCTCGATCGTGCCGCCAGATGGCGGGTAGACGGGCAGCGCGTTCGCCCCGTCGCGGTTCAACACCTTGTAACGGCCCGGGGCGGCAGGCAGCCGGGCGCCGGCGTTCGGCGCGCCCGCCGCTACGGTGGTGAAGATCGACACATCGGCGATGATCGCGTAGGCCGTTGCCTGGTTCGTCCCGGTCGCGGTCAGACCGGCAGCAATTAAGGCGCTGGAGCCGCCAGCCGAAGTGGGCGTGACATCGATGCCAGAAGTCGGGGGACTGTCGCCCACCGCGTTCGTCGCCACCAGGAATACCGTGTAGACCGAGCCGGCAGCCAGGCCGCTGCGCGAGAACGACGTGCCCGGCGCGGCGACGCTGCCAACCAGCACGGCGGAGCCGAATGCTCCGGCAGGTCCGGCCACCTGATAAATCTTGAAGACGGTGATGGTATGATCTGTCGGCGCCGCCCATGTGGCCGCGTAGCCCAGCGACGCAGCAGCAACCGCGAGGCCCGCCGGCGCGCTCGGCACGCCGGCCGCCAGGGCGCCAGAACTGACCGACGAGGACGTGGCCCAGGCTGAGACATTAACGCCACCCTGCGCCACCGCGCGCACTCTGGCGAGATAGTTGGTGGACGGAACCGCTGGTTTGATCGGAAAGCTGACTGCGGTCGCGCCCGCCGTGCCCGCCGGGGTATAGGTCGCGCCCGCGTCGATAGAAAACTGCACGTCGTAATTGGCGAGCAGCGGCCCGGCGCTGGCGGTCCATCCCACAAGCATCTGAATAATCGTCGTGCCGTCAGCCTGCGTCACCAAGCTCCGCGTCAACGTGACCGATGTCGGCGGCGCGATGAAAAATCCGGTCCCGGCCGGGACATAGACGGTCGGCGTCAGGGTCGAAATATCCTGCACCGCGCCGCCGAAAATGTTGAAGCTGACGAATTTCAGGTAGAGCGTGGCGCCAACATAGCTCGCCGGCAGGTTGAATTTCAGCAGCGCGGCGTCATCCAGAATCGTGAACAGGGCGCCCGCCGAATGTGCCGCGGCGGCGGTGCCATAGAGCGCCCGGCGCAGATAAGTCAAATCGTAGGCATAGGTGCCGGTCAAAGACGCGGCACCGAAGGCAACCATCTCATCGCCCACCAGCGACAGGGTGAGCGGCGGCACGGCATCGGCATCGGCGTGCGTCACCGTGCCGATGTTGCTGACGCTCATCGCCAGATCGACGGCCAGCGTGTTGACCGCATCCGGGTCGGCGTGGCTTGCCAGTGTGGCCGTCAACGTGCCTTGGCGGGCCGATTCCGTGATGACGCCGATTTGGCTATAGGTGATGTCGTCGAGCGATGCCCAGACGTTCGCGCCCCCCCAATTTACGCCACCCGACAGGCCGATCCAGATTTGCGCCACGCCCGCGGTGAGCGCCGAGCTGGGCTCGATCACGGCCGGAGCGTTCACGTCGCCAGGGTCAACGCCGGTATCGACGTTGCCGGTGCCGCCCGCCCCGGCAGTGTTGTAGCTTGCCGCCGCCGCGATGCCCGCAGGGTATTCTTCGGCGACAATCGACAGCAGACCGGAATCGTCCTCGCTGATCTCGCGGACGCGCACAGGGAATGCGTTCAAGCCGATGCCGGGCTCGGTCAGGCTGACCAGATCGCCGACCTCCAGCAGAATGAATTCCCACGACAGCTTGAACGCAAATGCGCGCCGGCCGTAGAGATTCCGCTGGAGCAACAGGTTGGCGATGGTGTTGCCAACCGCGAGATCACAGATTTCACCGGACCCAATCGACGGGCCGACAACGCGGCCAAATCCGTCCCGGCTCGCCTGATCCTTCGCCTCGACATTGACGTTGGCATAATCCTTGTTATCGCGATCTTTGATCGAGACATTGACCGTGTTCCAGGCGTCGGCGGGGTCGCTGATATCCACATCGACGGGATTGCTGTTCGGATCGTCGAGGACGAAATCATCAGGCCCAAGGGCGTAGACGATGGTGGTGACCGGCGTATAGGTCGCGCCGTTCGCCGAGATCGCTTCATCTCCTAACGGGAGATAGCGCATCTTCGTCCCGTCCCAAAAAATCCAGCTGTTGCAAATCTGCGCCCAGCGATCGAGGCTCGAGCCCCCGGTTTCCTGACTGTCCAGCACGGGAGAGAACCACAGTCCAGCAGCCTGCGTGTAGGCGCGCAGCGCGGTGACATCGCCCGACTCTCCGGCGGATAGGCCGGCGCCATATCGCGTATTGGTGAGCACGTCGGGAATGAAATCCGCCGGGTTGACATCGTTCGCGCTGTAGGGCGATAGGCTGCCGTGGAATAACCCCCGCACCTCAAAATTGTGGTTCGGTAGGTTGGGCGAAGACCCGAGATTATAGTTCGACGACGCCAGGTAGGCGGTGTAGGCGTATGTCCGCGCCTCGGACGGATGCTTGGTCGTCACGTAACCGAAGGCGACCTGTGCCGCCGTGCCGGTGTAGAGCGTGAGATTCAGTTTGGTCAGTGTAGGTTTGTTTTTGTCCGCCCACACTTTGCCGATGCCCGTAATCGCGCCCTCGCAAAGGCCCATGATCACGGCGGCGGTGTAGGTATAGGTCTGTCCACCCTTGCCGCCCCCCATGAGGCCGCCCTTGCCGCCCGCGCTGTGCGCGTGGCGCTTGAAGTCATTATACCAGATCAGATTTACGCCGATGCGGTTGGCGCCATAGACGATCGGTATAGGCAGCCCCTGCGCGGAGGTCTGCATCTGAATGCCGGTGTATTTCGGCACCTTTGCGCCGCCACCACCGCCACCGAACAAGCCTCCCATCTCAGCGTCCCCGCCATGGATCGAACCAGCGCACCGGCCGACGCTCGGTGTCGGTCAACCAGAACGCGGCGTCGTCGGTCTTGGCCAAAGTGACGATGCGGTCATTCAGATGGGCATGCACGATCATGCCGGGTTCGATCACGATACATCCGTGCGAGAAGCAGCGACCGAAACGCCAGAGCCCGATATCGCCGGGCTGCGGCTCGTCCACCGGCACGGCACCCGCGCGTTCTATCCAGCCAAGAAAGCGTTCCTCGTTCTGATGCAGATGCCATTGTGATGGATAGGGTCGCGGGTCGAACGGAGGCAGAATTCCGGCATCCACGGCGCAGCGCACCAGCAGCATCGCACAATCGACACCGATCCCTTTTTTGTCGGCGCACCAATGAAATGGCGTGCCGAGCCAGGACCGCGCTTCGGCGATCATCCGCGCGCGTTCGGTGGCTTCCTGGCCGGGCAAGATCATGCGGCGTCCAGAGGAACCATAATGGCGCTCAACTTTCTTGTTTATACCATAGCTTGGTGATATTCTGCCTTGGCAGCGGCCCCGTTTTTCCCAGACACTGGCGGGGCCCATGCTGCGTATGAACACGACGGGAAGGGGCATAGAGATGACGATTATCCACTGCGAAGGCTTCGAATTGGCCGGCTTCGATTCCCTGGTCCGGGAGCCGCCAAAATGGACGGGGGGAACCATCGGAGACGACGAGTGGCGGGAAATAAAGATGGCCCATGAAAAAGAGATGCCCATTATGGTCGACGGCGTCGAGCGCATGATCCTCGTTCGAGTCGAAATGAAGATGCAAACCAGAGGCAAAGGACAGTTGCTATTCACAGAACCTGAATGGATGGAGAAATAACGAGCGCGATCACACCGCGGTTTCCGCGTCGGGGATGAACTCGAACCCGCGATAGTGCTGTTGATTGGCGAACTGCGAGCCGCACGTCGCATAGGTTAGGTCGCAGCCCTGAAAGACATCGTAAGTATCGCCGTCCTCGGGCGCGGCATAGAACGGATAAAAAATCGTCGTGCCGGTCGCGTCCGAAATCTTAATCGTCCGCGACTGCGCGAGCGCCGGGCCGGACGTGAATTTCACGTAGCCGCGGTTCAACACGGCGGGAATGCCCGGGGGGGTAATCCAAGCCAAGAATGTCGGGGTCGATCCTGCCGCGACGTAGACATACGACCCCTTGAACGAGTTCCGATCGACTGCGCAACCGGCGTCGTAGAGTGTGTGCAGGCATGTCGTCTGATAGAGGTTTTTCGGTAGGTTCTGATTGAGGACGACGTTGGCGCCGCGCGCGGTGAATTCACACTCAAGCCCGCCAATCTTCGCTGGCCCCATGCGTCCAACGAATAGCGCCACGCGCCCGAGCGACGTGTCGCCCCACACCGCCACGAAGCAGCGATCCAGCTGCACGGTGGCCCGATCGAACAGGCCCCAGACGAAGGCGAGTTTCATCGGCACGCCTAGAACCATAACCGTGCTGTCGGCGGCGAATTTCACCACCAGTTCGGAAACTTCGACCGTGTTTTTCATGCTCATCGACGAGCGCGACAGCAGCGCCCCCGTAGCCAACCACGTATACCCATCCACCGTGACCGCGCGATCCGCGGTCGTCCAGCGCAGAATAGTCCCATCGAACAACGTGATCGTATAAAGATCGGCCGGCCACATCGGCGTTTTGGCCGCCAGCGCGGCAATCAGCGTGGATGACGCGGTGCGCACGATCAGCCGCGCAACGATCGCAGGACGACGCGCTTCAATTGCCAGATGCGGTCGAGGAATTTCTCGAAATCCATCTGGTCATCCAGGAAGCGGCAGTAGTAGAAATAGGTCATGGTGACAGTCAGCGCCTGCCCCGTGGTCGGCGGCGTGTGAAAGCGAATTTGCTGCGTTCCCGGCACCGTCTGCGACACATCATAGTCGGCCGGATCAACCAGAACCGTGTTGAGATATGCGTGAAACGTTGCGGTCAGATCGACGTAGCCAATGTGATCCGTCGATACGTTGGTGCCATAGCCATAGGTCCGCACCAAATCCCAGTTGGTCAGCACGCCATCGGTCGTGCCGAGCGCCTGAGCGGTGACCGTGTAATCATCTGGGTCCTTGAACAGAAATGGCGTGAAGCCGCCATGCACCAGATTATAGAAGCCCAGCAAATTCTTGAGATCATAGCTGGTAGGCGCCTGGGGCGGCTGGTCCATCAGGAATTCATAGATCAGCTCAAATTCGTATAGCGGCTCAGAAAAATGTCCGATGCGCATTTCCCGCCCGGACGCATGTTGCGAAACACCCGTAGACCAGATCGGCCGTTTGATGACCGAATAGGTCAGCCCGAGCAGGGTCGGATACGTCGCCGGCATGGGGGGCGTCCAATTCCAAAGAAGAACGGAAACGATAATCTGCGTTGCGCGAACGGTGCTCGGGTTACTCCCCGGCGGCGGCGGGCCGCCTGGCTGCCAGTCGCCGGCAACCGGCGCAGAAACAACAATCTGAGTCGCGCGAACGATGGCATTCGGCGCAATCTGGGCTTCGACAACGGTCTGCGTCGCTTGCGCCGGCGCCGAGGGCTCGACTTGAGCCTCAACAATGACCTGGGTTGCGCGGGCTTTTGTGTCTGGTTCAACCGCAGCCTCAACGACAATCTGAGAGGCGCGCTCGGCCATGCGATCAGCTCTCTAACTTATAGCCCGCCTTGAGGTTGTTCACCCCGGTGGCCGTCCAGCTTGCCGACGTACCGGGGTCGAGCGCGAAAATGTCGGTGATATACGAATACCCGCCAGACAAATACCACGTCGTGCCATAAGCCTCTGTCGCACCCGAAATGACCGCCTGTTTCATGGTGCGTGTGCCCGCATCGTCCTTGCGGTAAGCGCCCTGGACTTGCACGCCGATCACGCTGTTGATCGTGCCGCTCAAGGCGCCGAAGGTAAACGTGTCTTCTTGTCCAGTGGTGTTCGACGAGTTGTAGGTGGTGTCGCCATCCGCAGCGATCTCATCGATATTGGAAACGTTGGTGCTGGACAGCGGGGTCCATTGCACAGCATTGTTCCCCGTAGCAAAAAGAGTGTCGACCCTTACATCGCCGTTAAAAGAGTCGCATGGGAAGCTGCCCGGCCCCGCGGTGCTGTCGTTAACGTAGAAATCATCATAGAAATTCCCGGACCCACTGAAAACGATATAATTTACCAGGGCGTTTGCCGAAATCTGTGTGTCGATCCCCGTGAGGTTAAGCAGACTTTGTCCGTTTAAGCGAAATTCCATATACCCAGTAGAATTATCGACGGTCAGGCCGACTTCATAATAATTCCAGTTGCCAACATTAACGATATTATTTGGCGTCCTGGCGAGAAGAGTGCCCCCGGATGTTCCTCTATAAAGAGCAGCGTAACTTGACCCGCCGTTCACAACCAACGTCGCTTGTGTGCTGCCGGTATAGCTATCCAGAAAAGCGATGGTGAGGGCGCCCCTGCAAGCAATACCACAATAAATGGTCGCCGGGCTCGATCCCATAAATCCATGAAGCTGACTGCCGGATGCGGTGTGCTGAATGCTCTTCCCATAGCCGTGCCGGGTTGTGCTGGAATATCCCCACGATGAACTGCCATCCGCACCCCATTGGAACGAACCGAGATGCCCGCTAAATGAGGGAGTGCCGTAATTATCGAACCCGTCGAAAAACAAAAGCGCCATGCCGTGCTACGCCTTGATGAAATTGGGATGGCCGTTGCGGCGCAGCGTCGCCATCACACCCATCATCGCGTCGCCGTGGCGGCGGAAGAAATTCAGCGCCTGCGTCCGTGATATATTGCCCGCCCCGTTCATCGATAGACTCGGCGCATAATGCAGACTGGCCGAGCCGCCCTGCGACGACCCGCCGCCGTCACGAATGCGCGCGGCGGCGCCGGCAGGAACAATCATCTCGCCCTTGTGGATTTGCGCCATCATGTCTTCCGGGACATCCCACGACCCTTTGGCGAAGCTCGCGAAGCCCATGACGGCGGCCATCGCCGTGGCCGCCGCCGCCGCCCCGAGCGCCGGCCCCACGATGGGAATTGCGGCCTGCGACGAAAAGGCGCCCGCCGCGGCCGTGCCGGCATCCATCGTGATTTCAGCCACGGCGGCCGGGACTTTGATTGCCGTCTTCATCGCCGTCGCCGTGGTTGTCAGACCGACTTCAGTCGCCGCAGCGGTGGCCTCGATTCCGGTTCGCGCGGTAGCACCAGCGGCCACCGCCCCCGTTTTCGCGGCCTCTCCGGCTGTCCACCGCGCGACGATCGCGCCGAGCAACGCGCCCATGCCGGACTGTCCCGCATCGATGGCATTGCGAACCTTGGACTGCACGGTGGTCGCCATCGTCATGGCGATCTGCGTTGCCATCCAATTTCCGAGCATTTTAAGGCCGATATCAACGAAGCCTTCGAGGATGCTGGTTGCGATTTTTTGCATGCCCTGGCGCAACGTCGCCGTGCGTGTGAGCATGCCCGTGATGGTGCTTTTGAAGGCGCCCTCAACGCCCGAGAAGGCGGACAGGTATCCCTGCGCGATCTTGTGCGCGGCGTCCTCGGCGGCCTTCACCTCCTCCGCGCGCAGCTTCTTGAGATCGGCGTCGAATTTTTCTTCCAGTTGGGTCCGCAGCCTCAGGGCCTGGGCCCGGGCGTTGGTGCCTTCGTCCAGCCCGGCAATCAGGTTGTCGAGAGCCTGCAATTCGAGGGCTCGCTGAGCGGAGACGAACTGCTGTAGCTGCTCCATTTCCTGGGTCTTGGTGATCTGGCCCATCGCAACCTGTTCAGCAAGGCTCGCGCGCTTGACTTCGAGCTTGCGCCGCTCGGCTTCCTCGACCTGGCGCATTTGCTCGGTGACCGAACGCAGCAGACTTTCGTCCGCACTCTTCGCCGCGGTCGCGTATTCGCGCGAATTTTCCCCCCGCGCCTGCCGGATGAAATCCAGCTTCTGTTTCTCAAGTTCGACGACCCTCGCGAAGTTGCTGCGGGACGCCCCGATTTGGGCGTCGTAGGCAGCAACCACGGCTTCGTAGGCCCGCTGGCCAGCGGCCTCGACGATCTTGATCTTCGCCGTTTCCAGAGCTTCCTGGGCCGTGATAAGCCGGCGTTGGATATCTTCGCGCTGCTTGGCGTTCAGGTTCTCCCCGTTCAGTAGGTCGCTCCAGTATTTCGCCCGCGCGGTCAGCTCGCGCTCATGCGCGGCCTGCCATGTTAACCCCTCCTTCCGAGCGGCCTGCAGAGTTTCTAGCTCAAGTTTGTGGACGCCATCTTCCTGGATTTGAATCCACGACGAACCCGCGGCCTGGCGCTCGGTGTTGGTCAGGGCGGCGATCGCCTCGGCGTAATGATCCACGGCGCCGGTGGCGCTCGCGATCGCGGCCGTCGTCGCCGTGAAGGGCGCCCCAAGAGATCCCGCCGTCAAGCCGATCGCCCCCGACTCGATGGTCCGGCGATACGTCTCCGCAGCATTGGCCGCCGTGCCCGTGGCTGCCGTCACTGCGCGACTGATTTCGTTGACCCGCGAGAGGATCGCCGCCCGCGCGCGGAGTGGGCTATTATCGCCCACCGCCTTATCGAAGGCGTCGAGTTGTTCGTTCGACGCGCGGAGGGTTTCGAGGAACGCCCGCCCGTGCAAGGTGGGCTGCTCCATCGCGACGGCCATTTCCATCGCGGCGGCGGGGAACTCCTTACCGATCGCGGCGGCGACAGGCTGCACCGCCGCCGCCATCATTCTCATCGTCGGAATCGCGACGCCCTGCATACGCATGAATGCGTTCGCAACTTGGCCGCTCATCTCGGTGGAGACGCCGGAAATTGCCACCAACTGCGTGCGTAAGTTTTCGGTTTCCGCGGGCGAAATGCCGATGTTGAATGCAGCGCGGCCGCTTTGCGCAGCGTCCTTGGCGCTGGCCACCTTGCCGAGCCACTCAATCAGGCTCGCCGCGCCCAGTGCCGCGAGGGCGAACGCGGCGACGAGGCCTTTCACTGCGAGCGAGGCGCTGCCGAGCCGCTCCGCCATCACCATCGCCGAGCCGCCGACGCGATTGAATTGCCCTTGCATCATTTCGTGAGCCAGGACCATCGCCTCGCGCGCGGTGCCACTATTCACCATGGCCCCGGTTTCGGCCTCGATCGCAGTGGTTATCGTCCGGTTGGCAGCGGCGCCTTCGCCGAGGGCGGTGCGATATTGTCCGACGGCTGCTTTTGCGGAGTTAAATCGCGCTGAAGACTGGTCAAGTTGCGTGATCAGCCCGGATTTTGCTGCATCGCCGGCCGTCCGCATCGCAACAGCCGTCGCTCGCACTTCCGCGCCGTATGCTTTCAGGTCGGCCTGCGCGAGCGCGAGCGCCGACCGCATCTGTGTCGCGTCGGCCGTTACGGCGATGTTTAGATTTGAGGCCATAACGTCTCCGGAACTGCTATAGGACGGCCCCTCGGGACCGCCCTAAAAGGTGCTTTGCGCCGGCCCGAACTTCGGCATCGGCGCATCCAGCAACGACCAATCGACCGCCGCGGCCGGCGGCGCCGGCGCATCGCCGCCCTTGGGTGGTGGCGGCGTTTTCTTATGCGGAATTTTGAAATACGCCGCGGCGAGCATCTCCAGCGTCGGGTGATCGCCCCAATATCGAAGCTGCACCCGATACATCGGCAGGGTCCACCGCTCCCAGATCAGGGACGGCGAACCGCCTTCCATGCCGTGATGCGCGAGCTGGGCGACGATATATTCGAGGTCTAGTTCGCCGGAGCCGCCGGGGGCTCCGGCGGCAGCTCTTCCCCCGCTGAGACGGGCCCCGATGGCGCTAGCCCGGACGCGACGAGAAGATCGTTCGCAGCTCGGCTCAACCCCATGCGCTCCGAATTGGGCAGAATTTTCCCATCGGGGCCAAAGAGGCCGGCTTTGAGACGCAGCTTTATTTCGGCGACGCTCATCTCCGGTCGCGTCACGATCAAAGCGGCAGAAATCAAGGCGATGTTTGCCGCCTCTTTCTCCACATCCTCGCTCGTGGCATTCCACGCGCAGATGGCAGGCCACGCGCGTTCAAGCGTCGCGAAATTCATGATCGGCGGGATGATAATTTCTTCCCCGCCGATCGTCACCTTGATCGGGTCTGGCATCGGCTACTGCTCCAGATTGATCGAGCCGATGTTGCCGGACGAATCGACCGCCACCATGAAATCCATTTCCGATATGGTGAAGTCGTCGCCCTTGGTCGGGAGCGCGAGTTTCGACGCCCGACAATTGTTGAAAATATAATTCGCCTGGCGTCCGTCGAACGGCTGCGACAGGATGACGGAAAAACTTGGCCCCGACCCCATCGCGCTGTTCGCGATCGGGATCACGAGGCCGGCTGACGTGCTGTAGGTGTAGGATATCACCACGCCAAGCGTCGTGTCGGCCGCCGCGAATGTGTAGACGCCGGCGGCCACAGAGTATTGTTTCGTGGCCGGCGCGGACGCGACTTTGGTCAGTTGCGCGCCGGTCGCGGCGTAGAACACGCCCTGGTCAGCCACCCAAGTCACGGAATTCGTCACCGTGATAGCGTAGGGAGTGCCCGGAATGGTGCCGGCTTCGGAATCGGCGAATTTGGTCTGAGTCGCCACCGTGGTGTTGCCGAAATACAGATCATTGAACAGGCTGCCGCGAATGCCCGCGAACTTGGCCTTGATCTCAACCTTGGTCTTGCCGGTGGCCACGGCCTCGGCGAAGCGCCGGCTGCCGAAAAGCTCCTTGATTTCGCCGGTAAAATCGATCTGCGCATCCTGCAAGATGCCAAAGCGCCGCGGCGTCGCGGGCGTGACATCAAGGCGCGTGCCAACCAGCACGCCCGCGCCGAAGCCAATCTGTTCCGAATACGTTGATGCCATGGGGAGGCTCCATCAAAGGGAATGCGGCGCTGTCACAGCGCGGCGGCGGCTTGCCCAAGGCCGGGTGGGGCGGCCGGGTTGCCCCGGTCAGTCAGTCTGCGGCAAAGAGCCGCCGCGCAAGTTCGGGCAATGCTTGGGTGCTGATGTAGTTGACGACTTCGGTGTCGCGCGAAACGACGGTGCCGTGGATACAATCGTTCATCCATCGGGCAAGCAGCGCCTCGGTTGCAGCCGAGCGGTCAGACGCTAGCGTGGCGAGCCTCTGACCGGCCCATGTCTGCGCCGTCTCGGCTTCCAGAAACGCCGCGGCGGCGTCTGGCGCTTCCGCGCCTCGCGTTGGTTCATCCGACATGTGAGATTCCTACAGGGTGGAGGGAACGAGGATGCTGATCGGCACGACCGCGATCGCTTGGCCGTCAAGATCACCGGGGTGCATTTCAATTTTGCCTTCGATCCAACAATGCGCGACGAGGCCGCCGAGCGTCTGCGCCTCGAACCCCGGTGCCGGCTTCAGGGCCTTCTCGATGGCATCCAGAAGCCAGTTGAGCGTGACGGCCGGCACTGCATCCGGGTCAGAGCCAGCATTGCTGTAGACCCACGCCTCGGCTTCCATCGCGACCTTCGGCAGCATGCGGGTCGTGCGCGGCGGATATTCGTCACCGACGTTGCGCAGGAAAAGCGCGGGCTGCTCCGGTGTCTGGGTCCACATTTTCAGGCGGCGCCCCGTGGTGCGGAAGCCCGTCGTAAATACAACGCCCGTGCCGGCGGCCGTGGCAGCGTCGGAAAGCGTAACCTGCGTGGCGCTGTCGATGCTCAGAATTGTAGCGTCGGCCGGCGTCTTGGCGCTGTCCGTTGGCATTCCGACAAAGAGGCCAACCGTCGAAGCGATGGCAGTGACGATCGGCGAATTGTAGGAAGTGGTTCCGATGAACGTCGAGGCGATCGCCGTCGTGAACAGATTCAGCAGCGCCACCATGATGGGTTCCCGGCCGCTCATGCAGAACCATCCTTTGTCGCGGCATCCAGCGCCGCCTGAAGCTCCGCGATGGCCGTCGAACGGATCGCGTCCAGGGGGCCGCGCAGAAACCTGAATGCGTCGATGTTCGGGGTTCGGCTGTGCGCGCCGACCTCAACGGAGATCGGCGAAATCGCACGGCCCCAAAGATGCGAAAGTTTTGCGGTGTGGGCCCGGACCATCAATGACTCATGACGCGATCCATATTCGAGAGCCCCCGCCTTTCGGGCAATGTTGCCATCCTGCGTCCTGACGCCAACCACAGCGGCGATCCGATTGTCGTGGTCATAGACCCGGCCGCCAGTGATGGACTTCAACTGCCCGGTCTTCTCCGGCTCGGCCGCCAACACGGCGGCTTCAAGGCGTTGTTCGATATTTTGCAGTGCGGCGAAGAGCCGGTCGTGCGCGAATTTCGGGAACTGCTCGAAGCGCAGGATCGCGGCGCGTTCGCCCGTAAGCTCAATGCCGATGGTTGTCATCCGATAAGCGGCACGCGGTAGGCATCAAGCAGCCCCGCGATCTCTTCAGTGAAAACGCCTCTCACCCCCGGCACGGTGCCGATCCAGTATGTCTGATCACCGAGCCCGGGCTGCGACTGGCTTTTCAGTAGTGGATCACGACCGCGGCCCGCCCATCGTTGAGCAATGACCCGCAGCGTGGCATCTTCGATATCAGCCGGCATCGTATCGTAGCCGGCCTGATATACAACGGTCATCGTCGCGGCAGTCCACGCCGTCGGAATGCCACCCGCGCCGAGCCGGATCAGCCAACCACAGACCGGGTCGATCGTATAATCTGTCCCGGACACAAGCGATGTCATCGTTCCATTCGCGCCTGTCATCGTGACAGCCACGCCCAAACGGACCGTCGCGCCGTCGGCAATGGCCCCAGAGACCGGCACATTTAGCGTCACACTGGTCTTGGTGACGAACGACGCCACCACGGCGCCGACCGGAATGTTATCGCCGGCTACGGGCTGTCCCACGGAAACCCCGGCGGTAGCTGCGAAGTGCAACACAAGACCGGACGCTGTCGGTGCGCTTGTCGTCAGGATCGCGCTGTCGGGGATAACTGGCCAACGAGAAAGCTGGAGAGGCGCGATGCCCCCACCTGCGCCAATACGTGGATATATCACGTCCTGCACGGTTTCGACCGCGAACACCCGGTTGCAATAGCTCGCGATCGCAGCAGAAGCCTGAGTGATCGCCCGGCCAATGAACGCATCATTCGCCGTGTCCATCGCCTTGATTTGCAGCTCATCTTTGGCGGTTTCGAGGTCCGTCAGGTCGTGCGTTATTGCCGACGCCATGATCGTGGTGGTGGTTGCAATAAGCATCGGAGGCTACGGGCCGGCTGTGATCTGGTCGGCCTGCACACCCACAGCGATCGTCGTGGCCGCATAGGTGCCAACCGTCGTGTATTTGACCCGAAACAGCGGGCCGAGAATGCCATCCAGCGCGGTATTCGCCGACATCGATCCATCGGTGGGCGTGACCTGGGCTGTCTTCGGCGTTGTCGCGATCAGATTGATGATTCTGCGCAGGCTAGCCGTGGTGGCGCTAAAGTTGGCGATGTCCGTCCAGGTCGCCCCATTATCGAGGCTGGTTTGCAGATAGGCGTCTACCGATGTGCCGCCCGACCCATAGATAAAGTTGAATTGCACCGCGAGATTCCGAGGCGAACGGCTCAATATCATGGGTTGGCCGACGCCGGCCGCCACCGCCGTTGTGACCGGCAGAGTAAGCAAGTTCGCCATTTCGCTATCTCCTAAGAGCGCACCGCGACGCCCACCGATGCAGAGCGGCTTAGCGTGCGTCCATTCGATGTGGTGATTCTAAATGTCACCAGATAAGAGCCTTTGTCCGCTGGCGCCACGAGAAACGCCTGCACCGTAGCGCGCGCCGTTGCCCGATGCCGGCAGCGCGCCGCCAGACGCGGTCCATACCAGATCCTTGATCTGGATCAGGCCGCGGTCATTGGTGTCGTCCTCGGTCCACACATCAAAATCGGTGGAGTTCTTCGACAACGAAATGCCGCCCGTCGTGTAGCCGTTGCCGCTGGCGATTTCAGTCAGTGAGGATTTCACGTCGGTGTCCGCGACCGGCGCAACTGCGCTTGTCACCAGCGCGACATAGAAATTCGTGGGAAGTGCCACACCACGGTAGGCGCGGCCCAGCATCTGGTATTTCCCCTTGTTGGTCCAACCGGTCATATTAAGTCGCCCTTGTCTGTGGGTTTCGATTCTGACAGCAGATCGAGGCTCGCGCGCATCGGCTCATCAAGATTTATCGTGCCTCTGTTGACTAAGTCCCGATCGCGATCCAGTTGACCACCTTGCTGAAGGTCGTCGCCGCGATCGGCGTCGTGACGCTGCTGGAAGTTGGCATCCATGTGGTGATCAGAATTGACCCAGCCGCCGGAGCGCCAGCCTGATTGCCGATATTCGCGTTTGCGCGATCGCAGGCCAGAACCGGCGCGCTCTCCAAATTCGCCACCGCCGCCACGACCGTCGCCAGTCCCGTAACAACGGTGACGGAGGCCGAGTCCGTTATTATCTGGCCGCGCGCCACCTTGTAGCTGGTGAGCGTGCCCGCGACGGTGAGCGTGCCGCCGACCTCGATTGTCAACTCGCCGCCGGATTTGACGACGAGCGAGTCACCGTTGTTGACGTGCTGCACCTTCGCAGGGATGTTGGGGTTGGAGGCGGCTACCATGTCGGGGCTCCATCTGAGAGGAATGCGGCGTCATCACGACGCGGCGAGGATCGGTGGAAGGCGAATTCACATCAGGCGCGCGCATCAAGACTTCCGCAACAGCTCCTCTGGAACTGTGGGCTTGCCGTGATCGTATCGCGTCTCAATTTCGTCGGCAGTCGGCAGATCGCGCGGGGTGAACGTCACGCGCAGCGGCTGATCGTCATCGCCTGAGAACGATAGATCCATGCCATCGTAGCCGTAGAGGCGCTCCTGTTTGGTCGCGATGCCGTCCATCAAGGTGGTGCCCGCCGGCAGGCCGATGATGCCGCCGCGCGCCTTGTGAATGCCAAGATAGAATTCCACGCAGGCGCGACCTTTTTCAGCTTCGTGCGATCCCTGGAACGAATAGTCAATGCCGAAAAGATATATCTTCTTGACGCCCATGTGCACGGCAAGCGCGACCGCATAGGCGCCGGTCGAGTTGAAATATGCCGTGCGTCCGCAGGAATTCAGCACTGCTTCGAGCGGATACGGGACAAGACCCGGATAGTCCGGGTGCGGAACGCTGGTGTAGATCGGGCCAGGGTGCTTCTTGAGCCACGGCAGCATGGCCGCGATGTTGCTCTTTGGCCTGGCCGCGGCGCGGATTTCCTGCACGCGGACATCATCCATGTGCAGGCCGCGATCGCAGTTGAACACGTCGATCGCAGCGTTGATCCCCCACACCTCGTCGAACATCGCCCGGCGCGCGCCCTGGCGTTTCGTGATATCCGCATAGGCTTCGAGAGAGGGTCCTAGGCCGAGGATGGCGACGCTCTCGGGGGTGTGTAGCGCGGCCGGCGGGGCGTGTAGCGCGGCCGGCGGCTCAGATCGAACCGCCTTGGCCGGCCGCTTCTTGGGCGCCACGATGAATCAGGTCGCGACCGGCGCATTGTGCGGGAACCCGAGCAGGATATCAACACCGACAGGTATGCCGGCCGAAATGGTGCTGCTGAGTTTGAATGCCTGGACATATCGTTTGCTGCCGACATAACCGAGGCGCTTGGTCACATTCTTTGTCGTGCCGCTGGCTCGCACCGCGGCGGCAAGGCCGGCATTCGCTTCCGTGCCGATCAGATCGGCGTCTGCGATGCTGGTCATCGTGCCGGTCACATCGCCTTCCTTGACCACCAGCGTCGCCACCGCATTCGTCGCGGTAACAGAGCCGTAACTTACGAGGAATTCGACGCCCTCATAGCCCGCGCGATCCACGACTTTGCCGGTCTGGCCGGTGCCGGTCGTGCCGATCGCGACGGGAGAGATGGAGCGCACGACCTTGATGTTGTCGTGCAGGTCTTTGCCAGCCATTGAAGCCTCCTATGACGGCCCAGCCGGGCCGCCAGTTAGCGGGTGAAAAATTTCGCCGGGGTCAGCTCGCGCTCTGGATCAGATGCTTGATCGGATGCGTGCCGGCGTCGACCAGGTTGCCGTCCCAACGCTGGAAGGCGAGGAAGCCGGTCTGGTTGTAGTCAGCATACCGCTCGGTCAGTCGCAGCACCTGCACGCCCGCCACGCGGCGGATGAAATACTTGCTGAAGTCGCCGAACAGCATGGTTTTTGCCGACGCGGCCGGAACCGCCATGTCCTGATTCACGGTGTAGCCATATCCGTTGATCGTGTCAGGCTCCTTCACCTGTAGGCCCGCCATCCAGAGCGGACGGCCCATGCCGTCCTTCAGTTTCTTGAGAACCTTAAGCGTGGTGTCGGCCATCATGAAACGAGCCGCGCGGCGATAGGCAGGATCGACGGAATGTTCCAGCTCGACAAGATCGTCGGAGCTGATCGTAGCGGTCGATCCGCTCGTGCTTGTGCCGCCGGCGGTGTAGCCGAGGGTAGAAGCGGCCACCGCGCCCGTGGGCTGGCTCGCGCCCGTCCCCGTGGTGAAGTGCGTGTTGGTGATGCGCGCCAGGCGGGTGCCGAGCTTGTCGGACAGGAAGGCGTCGAGGTTGAACGCGCTGTCCTGCAAGAGCTGGTTGCTCACCAGCACCAGTTTGGAGGTATAGGTGTAGGCGTTCAGGGTCACCGAACCGAAGGTCACATCCTGCGCGCCGGTCTGAACGTTCTCGCTCAGGATCGCGCCGGCGTTCGTGGTATCGTTGTCGGTCGGGATCGGCAGCGCATTGCCCGTCGTCGTGTCGAAAACGAACGCCACGTCGGTCATGCCGCCATAGGCTTTTTCGGCGCTCATGAGCTGGTCATAGAAGCCCTGTGGCACGGTATATCCGCCACCGGTGTCCAGTCCCGTGCTTTGCGCCGCCTGGAACCGCTTGGCGAAGATCGGCTGCTGCTCGGCGCTCAGCGCGCCCGGGCCGCTGCGCATCCATGTGCGGAAGGTCGAAGCCTCCAGATCAAGCGTTTCCCGGTCCTGATCGGGATCGCCGCTCGCCGTGGGGCGCCGTTCGCTGCGCAGCGCTTCCTGGCCGGCAGCAAACTCGGTGTCCGCACGCTCGATGCGGTCGAACTGCGCTTTCAGGTTGTCGGCCTCCAGCATCATCGCGTCGAATTTTGCGTTGTCCTCGGCCGTAGGCGCGTCGCCGGAAATCAGGGCGCGCGCGTCTTCGATCAGCTTCGCGCGCTGGGCGCGCAGTTCCCGACTGGTCATTTTATGAAGGCTCCATCTGAGGGAAAGCGGCGCTATCCAGCGCTGCAACGACTTGCCCAAGGTCGGATAAGGGCGTCCGGGTTGCCCCGGTCGGTTAGGCGGCGATGTCCGGTAGACCCGCCATAGATGCCTGTAGGATGCCGGCGTGGTGCCGGTAGGATGGTGGTGCGGTCTCGGCACCATCGGGAGTGGTGTGGTTAGGCCACCTCGGCTTCTGCCAGGCGTAGGCGGCGGTTTCTGGCCGTCATGGCGGCGATGTCAGGCACGAACGGCGGCGCTTCTGTTTTTTCGGGCTCCGAGATCTCGACTGCGGGCGGGTCAACCACGAATTGACCCTGCGCGGTAGCCGCGAGACCGGCGCGCGCCAGCGTCCGCATGGATGCCTGCGCGTCCGACTTGACCGGCGTCACGACAGCATCACACATCCCGGCGGCCTTGGCCTCGTCCGCGGTGAACCAGGTCTCCGCGTCCATCATCGTGCTCATCTCGCCGGCCGACTGACCGCACTTGGCAGCGTAGATCGCGGCAAGCTGCCCGTCGATCTTTTCCATGATGGCGGCGGTTTCAAGCATGTCATGCCGGTTCCCGATGACAAAGCCCCAGGCGTTGTGGACCATCAACAGCGATGTTTCGCACATCGAAAGCGTGCTGCCCGCCATGGCGATGAAGGAAGCCGCCGATGCCGCGATGCCGTCCACCGTCACAGTGACGGGCGCCGACCGGGCTTTCAGGGCGTTGTAGATCGCCATGCCTTCGAACACGTCGCCGCCGGGTGAATTGATTCGCACATGTATCGGGCCGTCGCCAGCCGCGACCAGCGCGAGAACGAAGTCCTTCGCGGAAATTCCAAACCAGCCAATCTCGTCATACAAAAGAATTTCGGTGACGCCATTGGCCGCCGCGCGAATCGCAAGCGTCTCCGGTAACGCCGTAGCCGCGTAGTTCAGCAACACGCGATTGGAAAATCGCGCCTCGCGGGATTTATATCGCATCGCGGTTTCCTATGGAGCCGGCGGTTCTGGGCCGGGTTCTGGGGCCGGCTCTACGGCGGGCGCGTCAGCCTTGGCCGGCGCTGATCCGGGTTGATACCCAGGCTCGAAAATCTTCTTCAGCGGCACATTCGTGGAATTGATCAGTGGTTCGTCGCCGTTCTCGACCGGCGGTCGGTTCTGTTGCCTGCGGCGTTCGTTGATCGTCAGCACACCGCTGGCGATTTCTTTCTGCGCCACGTCCGAGGCTTTCACCGGGTCCATCGCCATCATCGCGTTGCGGTCGAACTCGATATAGAAATCGGTGCCGTTGAACAGCTTGTAATTCAGCTCGGCTTCGATCCGGCCGAGGTCGGGGTTGAGCGTGTAGATCAGGAAGGCGAGGGTCTGTTCCGACAGTCCAGAGCCCCAGCTCGTCACGCGCTCCGTCTCGTTCAACAGATGCAGCGGCACACCGAAGAAGCGTGAGATATCGGCGACCTGAAAACGGCGGAATTCAATGGTGCCAAGGTCTTCTGGCGACATCTGGAACGGATGAAATTCAGTGCCGGCATCCGCGATAATCACCTTGCCGGCGTTGCGTCGCCCGGTGTTTTCGCTCGTGAATTGCGCCTGAAACCGCGCAAAACCTTCCGGTGAAATCTTGCCCGCCCCCAGCGTCGCCAAACCGGATGGTTTGGAAGCATTTTCGTGGATGAATCCTGTCTGTTCCTCTAGCAGCGTCGCCAGCGAGACCGCGTTGCGCGCGAAGGCCCGGATGCGCGACATGCCGACGACGCCGTTGAACCCCATGCCGGGGATATGCAGCATGTCATCTTGGTCAATGTATTCGACATTCTGCGCCGTTGTCGCGTCGGAGAATCCAACCGCATCGCCCCAAGTGATGCAGCGATAGACATTACGATTGCCGCGCCGCAGCACTTCGCCGTTCCATGGCAGCACAGGCTCAAATCCCACCACCCGTGCCGCGCGGTCGCGGCGAATGATCGAATAGTGGTTGCCCCACAGCATCTCGTTGACGACCCAACCCTCGCGCCAGCTAAACGCTGTCATCGGGCGGCCTTGATATGGCGCGACCTGGAACATCGGCGCCAGGCGGTGGCTCGGCGCTTCCTCGCGGCCCTCCGGTGTGCGGCGGTAGATTTTCAGCGGCAGTTCGGCGATCAGGCCAGAACAGATGGCGACGGATCGGTAGACCGCAGAACAGGCCATCGCGGTGCGTTCGGACACGCTCGGGCCGAATGACTGCGCCCCGCCACCGCTCGCCCAATCGAGCAGCCATGCATCGGGATTGACGAGGCTGGTAGACGGATTTTCCGGCGATGCGTTGACAAGGCGTGGCTCGATCCGTTGCCGATCAGCCGTCGGGCCTAGACCAAGGATGGCGGAGAAGATTCCCAAAGCTCTGGCCTATCCCAAATTGATGTAGGCACAGTTTCAACCGTCGCTGTCGCCGCGCCCACCGCCATCGCCAGCGCAACCAGCGGATCGATCCGATTCGTGGCGCGCCGCTTGCTAAACCAGCGATTATCGAACGGATCACGCTCGATCGCCGCCGACATGATCGCCGAGATGGTCACCGGGCTGCGGCGGATGCGAATGCGACCCTCAAGGATCAGGTTCTCCAGCGCCAGCAGCGAGCCCGGCATCCAAAGGCCCTGCGGCGTCTCGACGCCTTCGCGGCGCGCCTCTTCGATGGCCTCTTCCGATGCTTTCGCGCGGCGCCGGCCGCCTTGGGGGTGCTCTACTTGATTGAGAGTGAGGCCGATCGTGTCGAACTCGTCTTCCAGTTTGCGGTAACTGTAGCGATCATAGGCCAGCGTCCGCACCCGATAGTCCGCCGCCATTTCAGCAATCCGCGCTGCGACAAAATCCAAGCGGATCGTCTTGCCGGACTCTGCGTGTAGCCAGCCTTCCGCGGCCCAGACATCATAGGGCGCCTGATCCTTCAACGCGCGCTCGGCCATCGTGTCGCGGGGCGTCCAGGCTTCGACCCAGGCATCGTAGGTTGGTAGGCGGGCAACCGTGCCATCGTCGCGCGCCACGTCCACCATGCCGGTTTGCACGACGCCGGCGACCGCGGTTAGATCCTGTGTGCCGGAGAGATCGGCGCCAAGATAAACATCAGCTCCAGCGTGGTCGAGCGGATCGAAATCGGCAAGGACAGATTCTAGGGCCGCGCGAGACATCCAGGCTTCTTCGGCGTCAGTCCACTGGCAGAAGTGCAATCTCAGAATGCTGTTGAGCTTGCCCGGGATCGCCTTGCCCTGGCGCACAACGCCGGCGAGATAATCCTCGGTGACCGTCACGCCCAACAGCGGGTTCGCTTTGACCCAGCATGCCGGGCTTTCGAGGGGATCATCGTTCTGGTCAAGCGCGCAAACAAAGGCGAAAGTCTCGTCGTCAACCACATCGCCGACGAAAGTGAAATCGGCATCCGGCGTCCGCGTGCCGGCGGCACATCGAACTGCATGTTCGTGTTCCTGCCAGCATACCGAGTTGCGATCCGAGCCGCTGTTCGTCGCCATGGCGAGCAGCGGTTGCCGGCGAAATTTGAACCCTCGCTCCAGCAGATCAACCATCCGAGCGTCGCGGTGCTCATGAACCTCGTCGCAAAGCGCGCAGCTCGGCCGCGGCCCAGACTGCCCCTCATCGGAGGAAATCGGGCGGAAGAAAGACCCCGTTTTGACATCGGCGAGGTTCCACACCTGGTTGCCGCCGGACTTCGTCAGCCGGGCCTTGAGCGCCGGCGACTGATCGACCATCGCGACCGCATCCCGGAAAAGGATCATCGCCTGGTCCTTTTTCGAGCCGGCCGCGTAGACCTCGGCGCGCGCCTCGCCATCGGCCAGAAGACAGTAGAGGCCGATCCCCGCGAGCAGCGGACTTTTGCCGTTGCCCTTGCCTTCCTCGTCGTAGAACCGCCGGAACCGCCGGCTGCCATCCCCGCGCTTCCAGCCGAAGATCGAACCGACGCGGAAAGCCTGCGACGGATGCAGATCGAACGGCACACCCTCGAATTGCCCCCCGTTGAGCCGCAGCACGTCCGGGAAAAACTGGATCGCGCGATTGGCGGCGGCCAAATCCCAGGTCAGACCGCGCTTCTTGCCCTCCTTCAGGTCCAGCAGGTGACGACGCCCGGCATTCCGAACATGAGGTCCAGCTATGATCTCGCCCGCGACAATGGCCTTGGCCCAGGCTGTGACTGGGTCGTCAGAAGTAGCCGGCGGCTTTGCCGGCTTCCGGGATTTTGGGGCCATTGTCCACACTGATCTTGCCGCGCGCCGCCGGCGTCATGCCGAACTCAACCGCAAATTTGTGCATAATCTCCAGCGCCCGGTTCCTGATCGGCAGGAACGGCGACTGCATCGGGAAGCCGCCGGTTGTCTCGGTGACTTCGTCGCCCTTCGATTTCCGCGTCGTCGTCTTGGTCGGCGACTTCACGACCTTGCCGTAGCGGCGGAGCTGTTCCTCGGCCTCAACCCAGTCCGCATACGCTTGGCAGTAGGCGGCGAGCGCAGCCCGGTCGATCTTGGTCAGCAAGCCGATATCGTTGAGCACGTTCGCGACGCGGCCCCACTCGACCTTCGCCTCATCTGAGAGATGCACAGGGACGGCGGGGATGCCGGGTTCAGGCTTCGGCTCCTTCTTGTTCAATGGGCGCCGGCCGGGGTTGCCGGTGATCAGCTTGAGATGGGTTGGCTTTCGGGGCGGTCCTGGCATGATCGTTTTTGAGACACCCGCCTCTATCTTGCGATGATGAAAGTCGAGGTCCAAATCGGTTGCGGGGATGAAACATGACAGAGTTCACTAGGCCCCGGCGGTCCAGTAGTCTAACCCGTTGGTATCATTAGTCATTACGACGATGAGCACAAAGGCTCGGGAATCACCGCCGGCTCGGCTCAAGCGGCCATCCCTCGGCGTCCGCGCCCTTGACCGTGAACCGTCCACCCCTCCGTCTGGCACCCGAAGCCATCTCCTTGACCTGCGCGTCGTGAGTGGCGCAGAGCGACCGGAGGTTGTCGATGCGATCGGCGGGGGTCAGGGTGGGCGAGCGTGGCCGGGCTCGGATGTGGTCGGCGTGGGTGGCGATGGCGTTGCAGCCATGGACGAAGCAGCAGCGCCGATCACGCTCAAGGCATGCGGTCCGCAGCGCTTTCCACTGGGGGGAGGCATAGAAGGCGACGCTACCGCCCGCGGCCATGACCGAGGCTCACTTCCCCTTACGGGCGGGCTTTGGCTTCTTACTGGGCTTCGGTTTCTTCGCCATATTCATGTCATCCATGGAATTCCGGTCGCGCAAGATCGTTGCTTCCGGCCGCGTGGTGTTTAGCATAAAGTTACCGGGTCACAGAAAAACAGGATGCGGGTAGGGCGCCCCGACGATCGGCGTCCCGGCGATCAGCAGCCCCCAGGTGAACGGATGCCCGGCCGCGTAGGGTGGGCGCGTCCGTTCGGCGATCTGCGCCCGGGCCTTCGCGCGCGCCTCGGCGTCCGGGGTTAGGACCTTCCGGGTATTGCCCAAAATCCGGCCGCGCTCGATCGCGGTGTAGCGCGAAACCCCCAGGGCGGCGCTGACCTCATCCCAGGTCTTGCCCTCGCGGGTCCGCAGCCGCAGCAATTCCGCGTCGCGCGCCGCCGTCCAGATCAACCTACGGGGCATCGGGCCTCCCCGGCGCCGCGCTGTCAGCCCGCCGGCCTTGCAAAACCACGCCAGCCAGGCACCAAAAGCCCAGCGCACCCCCTACCGAAGGGAGCGTCCTACCCAGAAACACGCAGTAAGATCAGTAGCTTGCGTGATGCCCGGCCCGGCTGGTGTTTGTCTGGTGTCAATCCGGCCGATCTGGCGAGCCCGCCAGACCCTCCGCGCCATGTCTGGCACGCATATTGCTTTCCCGGACGGGCGGGGCCGCCAGCCCGCGCGATCCGCGAGGGTTTCGCCCGTCCATCCGATGGGTCAGGCGTGCTGTCCCACTTCGCAGGGCAAGAACCGTGCCAAGCACGCGCCCGCTGCCGCCCTGTATCCCTCGCTTATCCTCGCCTATCCCGTCTGGACACGCTTCTCGACCGTGATGGGAATATACGCCTATTCTGGCCCATTTGGACAGCCCTGATCTTGCGATCTTCGGCCCGCCGCGTATTTCCGCTTGACGGTGACGCGCGATAAGCTGGCGGAGCTAAACGCGCACCGTCGCCAGGAAGACATCATCATGCCGGACGCTGATCTGTTCGATATGCGGAAGCCGAGAACACCCCCGCGCGTTTATGCCGCGAACGGCGCGCGCGAGAGAGCGCGGCGCGCGCGAGAGAGCGCGGCGCGCGAAGAAGCAACCCAAGGGGCCGACATGACCATGAAGCCACACGACCAGCTAAACGCCGATCTGGCAGCCGTCCGGTGGGGCTCCGGCGCCCTCGCGGCGGCCGTCGGGGTGGCGGAAAGCAGCGTGCGAAGCTGGCGGAGCGGGAAAAGCCACGCGCCGTCCCTGGTGCTCGCCTGGCTGCACACGCTGGCGGAATTTCATCGCGCGATGCCGCCGCCCGCGCGCGCGCCCAACACGGGGCCGGGACCTGGCCGCGCGATCGGGGAAGCGGTCGTCTGGACCGGGCCG